CGCGGTAGTCAGCAAGTTACAGGAGTCTCCTAATTTTTTGCAAAGGTTCTCAATCATTTAACTTGGCGTAAAGCTCTGCGATTGGCTTAATTGCAATCCTTAACGATTCTCTCTCGTCGTGCCGCCATTGCTCCACCGGTTTGCGTGCGAACAGGTCGGTGAACGAGCGTTGCAGTTTGCCTGCATAGGTCAGCCAATGCGTCGATGCGCCCGTGGTGCGTTCTGGGTCGTTCTCCTCACGGCCCGATGAACCTGGAGGCGGAAGGATGCCGAGCATCTGCGCGCCGAGCTTGGCCATGTCTGCCGGCCATAGCTCAAGCTCAAGTTGATCGCGGTTGCGTGCCAAGTGAATGGCCTTGGCCGCCTTGTCTGCATCGATGCCGAGCGATGCGAGCCACTCGGCTCGGTTGCCGCGCACATGATCCTTTGCGATCATGAGCATCTGGCCGCAGTCTGCCATGCGCAGTACGGCAGCGCGTGCGTTGCCCTTTGCCGTTACTGCTAGGGCGTTGGCTTCCGCATAAGCGTTGCGTATCTCTGTTTCAATTGCTGGGAGGGTTATCGATGTTATTTCGTTTGTGTCCATATTTATTGGTGTTGGTTTTTCGGTAGGTGTTGCGAGCCTCCTCGCTTTTCAAAGATGTCGAAGGTGGTAGTCCTGTCGTGTCCAAGAAGTCCATTGCGATCTTGCTGATAGCCTGTTTTGTGCAGCCTAGCTCCCGCCCTGCTTCGAGCATGGACATCCCTGCGGTTAGCGGATGCCCTAATGCAAAGGCCACGCCCCACAAAGTCTTGCTTCGGCTGTAGCCGTGTTCGGCTAGGAACGATATCGTTTTGTTCAGCACAACCAGGAGTTTCTCCGATGCTTCGCGGTAGGCTGTCATGCGGAAGGCGTGTCCTGCCGTGGGATCGTCGAAGCTGTAGAAGTCGGGAGTATACGAAGCCTCGTCGTATTCGGCGGCGTCTCGCGTCAAGTCGTGCATCGAGTCCTTGGTTTAACGCAGTTTCCACGCAATGCAAATTATTTTTTTGAGCCATTCAATATAGGTGGGGTAGGTGTTTTTTTAAAATTGTTTCTTGTTTTTTGTCTCTGAATAAAGGGCGCAGCAGCCGCTCCCACCAAGAAAAACAGTGGCGTTATTGCAGGCTCAATACATCCACGTATCTCCGCCTGCAAAAGTGTTAGGTGTTTAAAATAAAGTTAATTGTGTTTCAATTTCTCCAGATGCGTCATATCTCTGAGTCTCGCCTTTTGGATATGGTTGAACTGAATATTTCAGACATTTGATAAAATTTCTTTTTTGTGTTTTAGATCCACAAAAAAAGACATATCGATGCTTCCTGTTTCTTTCGATATAATAAACATTCTCATTTCCATATTTTTGCCTAAGAAACTCAACTCTTGATGGATGTCCTCTTCCCTCGTCTCCTATTGTAGTGTGATGTTTGTTTTCCATACCCTTTACCATTGGATCTTTAAATTGAGCGGACAATCCTGTATAAATAAAATTTGTTGCTTGATACACATACCCGACATGGCCTTGTCCAGTGTCAGCATAAGAAACAACAATTGATGGATGTGGCAACATAGCCAAAGACCGACCGACCAATATTGATGCAAGGTTTTTTTGAGTATTGCAACAAAGTCTATTTAATTCTAAAACAAAAGAAGAATTATCTTTTCCACATATTCCATCGCGAAGGGTTGATGATAGTGGAGTTCCGAATGTAACAATTCCAATTATTTCATTGTTTATGAATGCGCCAAAAGCATAGGAAATGGGGCATTTTCTTTTTGCATAATGTCGAACGAGTAACCACGGTTCAGCTTCCTTGCTTGGTATTTGGCTAACAATTATGGACGGTTCCATGTTCATTTCGTCACCCTATCGACAAAGCGACTTATGCCGCCTTGCATTAGCACCGGAGCGGAGACGTGACGTTCTCCGTTTCGGTTTTTCATAAGTTTAATTTCAATGTCTGGATGGTTCGCGTGGTCGATGTGCAAGACGTAGTCCGCGTGATGCCCGATGCCGCGCGACTCGCGTAGCTCGCCTTTGTCGTTTAGTTGGGATGCGGTCAAGACGCAAACATTAAGATGCAATGCCATGAGCTTGAGACGGCGCACGACTTCGCTAACTTGTTGTTCGCGTGTCTCGCTTTTGCTATCGGTGGACGGAGAGCATAGCTGGATGTAATCCACAACCACCCAATCAAGCCCTGTGCGCTTGAGTTGCCGACATATCGACTCGATAGTATCGATGTCCGATACTTGGTCGTGGATAGTGATCGGTAGTGCCGAGATATCCGCGATGCCCAGTTTCATGCCGTTGACGTGCGGTTGGCTTGGTTTTTCGTAGGCGGAGACGCAACGCCATCCGCTCTGCGCGGCGACTAAACGACCGATGACCTGCGTTGCGCTCATCTCAAGGCTGAATATAACGCCGTTCTTGGCGTTTAAAGCCCCGTGCAGGGCAGTTTGAAGCAAAGCAATAGACTTGCCGCCCGAAGTCTCTGACGCGAAGACAGCGAGCGTCCCACGCTCAAAGCCGCCGTTGATCTTTTCATCCAGCCCATTCACGCCGGTCGTGAAGCGTTCCGGTGGCGTGGTCTTGAGAAGCTCGGTCAGTAGGTCAGCACATTGTTTTTTGAGCGATACTGCGTCCGTTTGTTCCTCGTCCGAGTCCGCTAGGTGTTGAGCGATGCCGTTCAAGTCCGCACGCATTTCTCGGATGTCGTCCCTGCTCTCTGCCAGCTTCGCCATCGCTTTGCGATAGCGGCGTGCCTTCATCAAGTCTTTTCGGAAGTCCAATGCCGCCACGGCGTCTCCTGTTGGGTAGGCCGTGAAAGCTTCGGTGACGTTGTGGTATCCGCCCACGTCGAAAAGTAAGCCCTTTTCTTCCAAGACCGCCTGGAGTCGGAATATGTCGGCCTTGAATCCTTCGTGGTGGCACTCCTTGGCCGCCGAGAGTAAGGCTCGGTTGGAATGCTCGAAGAACAGATCCGCGTCCCACTTCGCGGCGTCGAGCACTTCGTAGTTTTGAAGAATGATGCTGATCGCGGCCTTTTCTGCGCTCGGTGCTGTCGGAACTGCCGACCTTGTGCTTGCTGTTTCTTCTCTTTTTAAAATTGGCATCTTTTCCTTTCTTTGTGGCTCGCCTCTCGCTCTTGCGAGAGAGGCGAAGCCTATCTATCTACGTTAGTAGATAGATATTCTATCTATCTAGGACTGACATGGTTTGTGTTGGGTTTCACTTGGGTTTGCGTTGGGTTTCGTTTGGGTTATTTACAGACGCATTCCAGCTGGCTTTTTTATAGGCTTTGGAGCTTCACTTTTTGGACGGCCTCCTTTTTTGCCGTTGCGATAATTCGCGAACAATTTCTTGTTCTGATCCTGCCATTGATGCAAGACAAGCGCGTCACCTTCACGCCTTGCGTAGCCGCTTTCTACAAGCGCATTTTCGAGTTGCATTGGGTCGCCTTCCCAATCGGCTATCGCCGCGATGATGTCAGCCGTCTTTTCTATCCGCTCGCACTTTCTAAATTGGCATTGCGACCAGAGTTTCAAGAGCGAGAACACGCCTGCGTGGCCTGCTAGGCGTAGCAGGATTTTTGTCTTGTAGTGGTCAGGGAAGTCAGGTGAGAGGATCATGTCATATTCAATGGGTTGCATTCTGCTGTTTGCAGAAATAAGTTTCCTGTGCACCTTGGGTCTGGACATCCCCGTTTTTTGCTTGCTCGGAAGTCGCATTTTACCTCGATCTTCCATTGTCCCTTCACAATAACATCCGTTCCCTTAATTTGAATTTGTGTATCTTTAATAAACTCACCCTCTACCCAAAGAGGAAATGCTCCGGCCTTCAACAATTCTTGAACTATGAGAACGGCCCTGTCCCCCTTCTCGCTTGTGCTTAGGTCTTCTGTAAACCCATCAAACCTCCAGTCCGCAATAAGGATAGACTTTATATTTTCAATGCTTTCTGGCTTTACTAGCCTACCCATTGCGGTGGCGTGTTCAACTCCAGGTTGAAATGCCATTCGCTCTTGAAGTCCCGGCATAAGGGCTGCTTTTTTTCCAGAAATTGTAGGAAATATAAAGACCCTCCTAGCTAATGGAGCAACGTGCGCCCGTATATTTGACGCTTCGTTATGTATTCCATATTGAAAAAGTTGCGCCGTCATAGCGATTGATTCCCCCAGTTGTCCCATCCTTCAGGTGCTTCCTTTCGCGCAAACATTTCCAGCTTTTTGCCGTGCGGATAAAGTGTGTTGATAATGTCTCGAAACTCTTCGGGCTTCGCGCTGTGCTTTGTTCTCTCGATGCTTTGGACACTATCAAATAGCTGCTTTGCATCTGGGGTGCAGCTTCCTCTAGTGCAGATCAACAAGAACTCGTGACGCACGCTGTTGTAGTGCCCCATATTGTGCTTGATCTTATCCCAGACGAAGCTCGTCTTGTATTTAAAGCCCCAAGCCCGGATGATCGGTTCGCATTCAAAAAGCAATGGCGATGTTACCCACAGGAAAAGCACCGCATCATCCTCGATCATATCTTTTATCGGCAATTCACAAAGCTCCGCTATGGTCATCGCTGGATAGTGGAACTTTATAGCTCCATAGTCCTCGGTTAGTTGGTCGCCATATTTCCAAGGTGGGTCGGAATAAATAACGCGATACTTGGAGTCAGGCAGCTTCACCGCCTCCTTAACTTCTTCCAGCTTGATCTCACGCCGGACTTCGTTGAACCGCTTCTTTCCATCGGTTACAGCCTTGGCCGCATCTGGGTTTGTTAGAGCGAGCTTCTCAATGGCCTCGGCTCGCTTCCCGTCGCTCTTAATAGTGCGCTCAGATACTCCGTGCTGAGCTGCGAGGGCGGCAGCCGTGTTTGGGAGTGCAACTTCTGCATCCCCAAATTTGCGGTCAGACCTGCCGCCTTGCGACTTCTTCGTCCTATTATACCTTCGCCCCCGCAGGATGCTCCGCTGGTCGTTGGTCAGGTTGCGGCGGCCTAGCTGGTTCGCATCCATCCAGTCCATTGCTGCATCGCGATTTTCAAATTGAACCCATACCGTTTCAAACGGAAGATTGTTGCGGGTGCAAATATCATAGCGATTGTGGCCGTCAATTAGGATTTCATTACTGGCATCTAAAAATCCTGCCTCTGGCCCCTCAACAGCAACAACCCAGGAACTACTCCAGTCCTGCATATATTCATCCAATGGATTGCGATAGCGAACAAAAGCAAATTTTCCGCTTCTTGCAATAAATTCGGTTTGCCATCCCATGCAGGCGTCACCAACAGACTCCTCAATTTCTTCTTCTGTTAAGAGTCTGCCACTTAGTTCTTCTGGTTCAAATTTGCTTTCATCAGGAGGAACCGTCCAAACTACAATCGGATCGCGGCATCCGTCTTTGATGATGTTGGCTTCTAGTTGTGCGAGTTCTTCCGGCGCGAGTGGCGGAATGAGTGCCTTTAATTCAGGGTCTATTTGTATGTGCATAATTTAAAAGAAATCCCGCAATACAACCATGTGAGAATAGGCCAACAGCGAGCCGGATGGAAGTATTGCGGGAAAAAGTTGGTTTCATTTGCTGTATTGGAAGGCTTCTCACAGCCAAGTTGAATTTAGCCTAAGATTTCAGCCTTGTCAAATAACGCTGAAGCGTCTCGTCGGCCTCCTCCTCGATCCACCGCGTGGATTGAGTAACAACCTCAAGCCACTCTCCGTTGATAAGGATTTCGTAGTCCCACCGCTCGCAGTCGTCTTGATGGTTCGGCCAGCATCTGAGCGGATAGCCGCGCCATTCTTGTGAGACTTTCATTTGCCTGTTAGGAGTTGGTTTAGCCTTGCGACCTGTGCGCGAAGCTCGTGATTGTCTCTCGTAAGGCAATCGTTGCGCGTGGTCAGCAACTCGATGAGTTGCTGCATATCGTTCATTTGCTCGCGTGTTTTACTTGCTAACTTTGCGAGACTTCGTATGCCGTCGAACATAATCTGAGATTCTTTCTAAATGAGTTTCCGCCAATGCTCTCCCCTCCGGCGAGTCGTCGTATGTATGCTGGTGTACTGGCAATGGATCGCCCCTTTCGAGACGTAGGCCAACAGGGCATTCATTCATACAGATAACAAGCCGGAGAGTGAGAGTTCCGTTCATCTTAAAACGGAATGTCGTCGGTTTCGTCAGCGGGTTGAGCAACGAAACCGTTGCTTTTTGCGACGATGTGCTTGTCCGTCTTGGCCGCTGGCTTGCGCCGGTTGCCAAGCCATTTGGCTTTCTCGTCTCCGAACAACCAACGCTCAACGCAGTTGAACTGATGCTCTGGGTTTGTCTGGCCTGCTTCGACGCCGATGACGCAGACTCCCTTTTCGCCGATAAGGTCTTCGGCTTCGACGTTCACGTCTTCGCCTGGGATAACTGCACGACCGATGCTGGACAGCACCTGATCAACTTTCCACCCTGCTTTGGCGGTAAATGTTAAGTGTTCCCACATTGTCGGCCCTGTCGTGCCGCCTTCGAGTAGGACGGCGACATCGAGCTTGATCGTTGGGTTTCCTGCCTGTGAAGTCTTCTCGACGGCCTTGATGATTTCGACTTCGTATGTGCCCGGCTCGACATAGTAGATGGCCGCTTGTTTTGGTTCTGATGCTTTATATGTTGGCATTTTAGTTTTCTATTTGTTGTTTGTTGGTCAGCGTTTTTTAGGATGCGCTGCCCCCTTTTGCCCCTGCCTGCCGGATTTTTCCAGCAAGCGAGGAAATTATTTAACCTTAGTCTGTCTTAGTTGGAGCGAATTCGCTCCGGTTTGTATTGCGCTTTGGTCTGGCTCTACGCCGTTATTGGCGCAGAGTTCGAGATAACTCTTTTCTGAGAGCTTACCGCCCATCGCGAGTATTAATGTCTCCTTCGTGATACCTTGCGACGCCTTTGCGATAGCTTCATGCTCCACGAACTTGCGTCCGCTCATGCTTGTAAGTTTCCATCCGGGGACTTCGTCTCCGTTTTCGAGCCTTGTTTTGAGGTGACCTAGCACCGGCTCGGCGATCTCCTTTTCTGCGAGCTTCCACTCCTTGGCGAATGCTCCCATACTCTCCGTTGTTGCAAGTATTCGCTGGCGGATCGCATCGATGGAGTTGCCGTTGATGTCTGGGATGAGAGCGACCGCGCTTTCAGCCTGCCGCACGATGGCGTGGCAGTTATTGTAATGCTTACACCAGCTACAATACTCGCAAGGCGTCGGCTGCGCCTCCGCGCTTGTTGCGCGGTCGATTGTGCGCTTGGTGATCTGTTGCGCTTCCTCGTAACTAAAATCGTAGCTACGAATCATCTTTTGATCGACATATACAACGTGCGCTGTCCATGACGTGTCGAAATTATCTTCCATGCACGCCAGACTGTAGGCCGCGAGTTGCTCGCGATAGTTCCGCACCTGTCCTGTTTTTATGTCCGCAACCCATTTCTCGGCCTTGCAGACTGCGTCTGCCGTGCCGAGTTTGCTAAGTCCAGGGACTGCCATTGCGAGGTATTCTTCGCGAGTCTCCACGAACGAACCCTTTGCAAGCCGCTCAAGTTCTTCGACTCCGTAAGTGATAGGAGAAAAGTCTTCTCCAACTTTTTGCATATTCACCACGACAGTTGATGTCGTGTTCTCAAGGATCAAGTTGCGAATAGCTTTGTCTATTTCCGTGCCGCGCTCCGCTGCTGAACTCGTTCCGTTTGCGCCCTCAAAGAGAGCGCACTCGGCGAGTTTGGGCAGGGAGGATGGTGATATCTCTTTGATCATTGGTTAGCCTTTCTCCACTCGATAGCCGTATTTACGAATTGATCGACGCGAAGTGCAACACGCTCCAGATACTCTGGTGCGCAATCGCGCCACGTCTGCTCGCTTGTTAGGACGCCGCGACCGATCAAAAACTGGTTCACCGCGCCTTCGTGTTCTGCGAGCCGTGATTGCCATCCGACCATTTCGTCGGCTTCGACGATATGGTCTACCTTGGCCGTAGCCTCAAACAAATGCGCGACCGATGCCCACTCCAGCGGCAACTCTTCTGCAAGGCCGGATCGCGTCTTCGCATCGTAGGCTGCCGAGTGCGTGGTCAACAATATGCGTTCCTTTCCGCCGATGCCTTTCCCCTTGCCTGTCTCGCTTGTGCTGACCTTGGTTTTGAAACGCAAGAACCAAAGCTCGTCCGCGAACTCCTTGAGTAGTGGCGAGCTTTGTTTACTCAGCTTCAGTTCATAGCGGTCGTATGCCGCGAGTGCGTCTGGTGCTTCAAAGCGCACGATCTTGGAGTGTGCAATAAGAACCACGTTCTTTCCGGCGTCGATCAACTGGTCAATGGATGACAGCATCCGACTCATGCGCTCGGCCACCATGACCCAGCCCTTGCCGAATCCAAAGTCTTCGATGCTGGTTTTTTTGCTGGTGGCGAGCAGGTCTTCAACGCACAGGCGTTCCGCCCAATCCGCGCTGTCTACGACGATGGTTTTGTAATCAGTCGCTTTGGCTTCTGCCAATGCGTCCGTGAGTTGCTTCCAACTGCCGATCTCGCAACGATCCACATCTAGGTGGCTAGTGCCTTGCTCGATGTCCAAGAACAGCGGACGTGGGAACTTGGCCGCGAATGTTGACTTGCCTACGGATTCGACGCCGTAGAGTACTACGCGCTGGGCGCGTTGTTGTTTTCCTTTAGTTATTTTCATATTATATTTTTGTTGATTTTAGCTCTGAATATCTTCTAGCGACATACATTA